TCGAGGAGGTTAGCAACCGGAGCTACTAGCGCCTGCCACATCACACATCATCCGCGTTCTTGTTTTTCGCCACATTGCCTGCCAGCAGGTTCAAACCACGGAGCAGGATGGAAATGTACTTGTCGTCGGTCTTGGTCGGCGTGAGCGCCGTGATGGCCGTTGCTGCCGTGACAACGCTGGTGATGGCCGTGAGCCATGCCGGGAATGCTTCAAAGAAAGCCAGGATCGTGTCCATAGTTTATTGCCCTCTGTTAGTTGTTTCGATTGTTCCACAAATCGAAGAGCACCCTAATCTTTTCTTTGATGGTCTCCACGTCTGCGTGCATCTTTGCCAATACGATTACCAGCGTGATGAATCCGATAAAGATCGGCCAAAGGCCGGTAATAAGGTCAAGCTGGGACACACGCCAAGCTCCTTACGAAACCGTAATATTTGACGTCATTTTCACCACCATGCGAGGTGTGTACGACGTAGTTGATGCGACCGTTACCGTGATAGTTGCGCCATTGGCTGATTTTGTGAATGTAGGGGCTGTGCCATCAGTAGCTGTGCTTCTAACATTTCCTATCCATGTCCCGGCATTATTATAAAAGAAAAACACCTCTTTCCTATATCCTTCGTATGTAACCACTTCTAACTCTAAATACGCACTATTTCCGTTACTGCCGCCCGTAATCGTAAAAACTTTTCCATTTGGCGAGGTATCTGCAAATGATACATACTCGTCATATTGAATTCCGCCGCCGCTAACAGATAGCTTTGCTTCCGGGTGAGGTGTAGTCGTCGTCCCCACCAGCAGGTTGCCCGCAAAATAGTTCTTAGCGTCTGCCCACTCTTGGGAAATACCCCAGTTATTAGTTACTGTGGTATTCGTCTGTGAATTAGGGGCTGTTAGTCGTAATCCGTAGAGATTACCAATAGTAACAGAAGAACCCGAATACGCTGCGTTCAAGTCCCAAAAAGGGCTAGTGCCAAAAAAAGTAGCAGTAGTGATGCTAGAGTTGAGTATGCCGCCTGAGTTAATAAATCTCAGATTGGGGGGGTTAGTGCCATACCAGTTTGTTATGTTTACAGTAGCATCAGCAGTAGGTTGAATAGTCAAACCTGAAGAAATGACAAAGGAAATTGTTTGTGTGCCACCAGAAGGCGGTGCCAGCGCAACAGCGTCAGCATTAAAAGTCCCTGATGTCCGACCGTTTGCGTCTATACCTTGATAGTTAAAGTTGTCAACGTGGCCAACATACTGTTTACAGGTATTTGGGTCTTCCCAAGTCATCACCGTATATCTGTTGGTAAAATAAAGCCTATCAATATCTGACGTGCTACCAGCCGTCTTCGTCATCTTAGAGTAGTCGTTGTAAACAAAATTGAAGTTAGCAGTTATGGTGTCATTTGTGCCAACTTCGGTGTTTATTGACCTACCCGCAATCAAAATCCAACTACCGCCCGCAGTTGGCGGATACGATTTCAAGCTAGTGTTCTGGACCAATTCACCGAAGCTCTGGTTAGATGCCGTCCACCCAGTGTAGTCAGAAGCAGACTGAATGTACGCAACCGTCGAGTTTAGTGGGTCTGTCCCATTGACCCGCAAAATGTCGATAGTAGACGGGTTCGTCCCGACTTCGACGATGTTACCGCCCGAGTCTTTGGTGTACAGACGCTTATCTGCGGTATTGACGGCGAGTTCAGCACCACCTGTCGAGTTAGTAAGATCGCTAGCGGAAGGAGCGCCGCTAGTGTCTTTTTTCTTGGTAAGGATTATGCTCATGAGTACGTCCCACCTGAAATTACTTCAAACGATCCTGCGGTGACCCGTTGTTCTACACGACTACCAACGGCAAACGATTGCCCCGAAGTACCTTGTTGGGCACGAGCAATCGTCATTGTATCACCGACCCGAGCAGTTACTTTTACAATTTCAGTTGTACCGCCGGTGCTGGTCAGGGTTAGGTAGAAATACTCGTCCCCCGTCAGCGTAGCAAATTTAGCCCCGTCCCCGGCGGCCACAACCAGCCCCGTATCAGTAGCGTTAATCGCAGTAGCGAGCGTGCTTTCTGCGTTGTTTTTAAGGACTATAGACATGGCCGCGCACCTTTAGAGCAGCAACACGTTTTGGTTTTCAATGCTGATGTTCTCAGCAGTGACCCTAAGCTCCGCACGGCTGTTCGCCGGGAAGGGAATCGCAAGAGTCCCGCCTTGAGCACGGACCACGGTGAACGTGTCATCAGCACGCGCCGTAACCTTCACGATCTCAAAATTACCGCCGGTGTCCGTAATGGTCAGGAAGAAAAAATCCCCGGCACCGAGGGCAGGAAATTTTGCCCCGTCCCCCGTAGTCACAACGATAGAGGTGGCCGTGCTCGTGACAGAGCCCGGAACCAGCGTAGAGGCATTGTTTGAGACTTTAGCAACCATCTTAGACTCCGAAAGGCTGCATGCGCACGCGCATCATGCCCCGCATGTTTCCAAGGTTCGCCCGAACGCGACGCTCAGCGACGTTGTAGGTGTACTGCCGGGCGTGATAGCTCGCCAGTTCGCGGTCAGACCAGTTCGTATTCGGTAATACTAAAAGGTGTTGCAGAGCGCCGTGCATGATGGTTTCTTCAAGCTCATCGAAAACTACAGAGTTCATCCCCGTAGCCGTTTTCTTGGGCTTGAGCGCAAGGAACATACGCACTTCATAAGTGCGGTCCCCATCGGGCAGCGGCAGTACGATGTATTCATCGGGCGTAATTTGGCATACCGCCTGCGGCGTGCTTCCGTCTGCTACCACGGATTCGGGCAACACATAGTCTTCGCCAGCGTTGAAGACCGACTCGTTAAACGTGTCCTCATTGAACGTATGGGACGGCGTTTCGCTCCACAGCACGGACGGGTCTTGTCCGCTATAAAGGTCAGCCCACTCAGGGAAACGGCGAATAGCCTCCTCAAGCACTAGACGGTCCAGGGGCAGGTCATTGACCAGCATTTCAAACATCGCCTGAACATCAGTGTTGTTGGGCTTCTCGTAGGCGTACTGATGAACGCCCGGCAGCAGGTTGAACTTCGGCACCTGATACCGCCAGAACAGCGTGCGCTCGCAGGTCCGGATCGCTGCGTCCCGAATGTAGTTCAAAATCGTGGGTTGCGGACAGCCGGGGACGCTGGCATTTACCCGAGGGATAAGCGTTGTAAATTCACGGTCGGCCATCAGACCACCTCGTTAGCCCGCATAGCCCCTTCTTCCGTATCGGTCACGGAGCGGGCCTGTAGCGAAGCGCCTAGCGTAGCAAAGAAGGAATCTTGGAAGAGCTTGGCCCGTCCAGAATTAACGTGCTCATCGTCCACAGATTCCGCCAGATAGACCGTGCCATCAACCACAGCGGTGAAGTATGCGTCCGACAGTAGGTCAATCGTGTCCCCGATGGCGTAATCTTCGGGGGTCTGGGCGTACTCACCGACCAGCACGATGCCCGCCGTAGGACGGGGGTAGAGGAAGAACCGATTGGCATTGCGCACATGGCGCATGAAGTTCACCGGCGTACCCGCCGGGTCGCTGACCCAGGTCGGGGCCATCTGATCCAACATGTCGCGGCTGACCTCAGTCACCGCGCTGCCGTCCTTTACCTGAAATACCTCAATCAACCGCATGGAGTCTGCGGGCAGGGACTGCAGGACCGTGTTCGCCGTGGTGGAAATATCGCCAATGAGGGCAAAAAGATCGGGGCGAAGCATCACCATCCGCTTCAGAGTCTGGTTCACAAACCCAAGCAGAAATGCGTCAGAATAACGCTGGGGCGCCCGCGTATCTTGGATCAGCGCCCGAACTTCGGTGATGATTTCCCCTGGAGTCATTCAGGCCATCCTCGTTTAGCTTCTTCGGCCAGTTCCGCCATAGTATAGACCGGCTCTTCAGGTACGTCTTTAGTTTCCAAATCAAGGGTTTTCTTGGTCCGACGCCGGGTGCGCTTCGCCTTCTCCACAGCCTCGGGTTTCATAAAGCGCTCGGGGTACGCCTCTTCCTCCGTGACTTCTTCACAAAGGGGGTTCTTAGCGAGGATCGCATCCCACTCGTAGATAAAGCCGTCTTTCTTGTTCCGCAGGTAACGCATCATGCAGTCCTTGTCTTTCCTGAAGAAGTGATAGGCCAATTCTTGCGCTTGGAGCTGGTCTTGGCAGACGCCATCTGGTTCTTTTGCGAGCTGCTCATGCGCGAAGCGACCGCCTTCGGGCGGCAAGCGGGGTAGGGGCGAGAGGACTTCTCGGCGCGGGAGCGACCACATTGCTCCCCGGTCTTAATATCGACCCACTGCTCACCGAACCACTTGCCCAGTCCGCCTTTCTTAGCCACGTTTGCTCACCCTGTTGTCGGCGCCAGACCAAGTGCCGCCTGCCTTTTTGTACTCCTTGGAGGCCCAGGCATTGGCGTAGGCGCTGGGGTACACATCGAATTTCTGCTTGGCAAGCCGCACCTTGGAAGCCCAGAGCTTCGGGTTGTTGGGTTTGGACTTAGCCATGACCGCCTACCAAGTTTTGCACGCCCAATACCGAGGCTTGGTCTTGGGGCCAGGGTTTGAGCAGTTGTGGCGAGCGCGGAAGTTTTTGCGTCGCTCAGGATTATCCTTTTTGATTTCCATGTTGGGGTCACCAAAGGTCACCCGCACTACGCGTCCGTTCTCGTTCTTCACATACACCTGAGACTTTTTGCGCCCATAGCCCGGCTGGCCTTTGCTAATGTAGCTGGGTTTGTTCAGCGTTACGTTCTTGCCTTTGTACTCGGCCATTAGCTGGTTACCCCTTTGATAACGGCGAAGCTGAGGACCAACGTGTCGGTGCCGGTCGCAGGAATTGTCCCGTTGTCATTGTTCCCAATGGAAATCGTGCAAGAACCTGCGCTGACGCTCGTAACCGCCGCAGTGTAATACTTCCGGGTCGCCGCTGCCGCGCCTGACTTAATGTTCACGATCACCACATCTGTTGCGGCAATCTCGCTGTTGGTCAGCGTGAACTCATCGGCCTCGTGCCCCGCCAAAGACCCAGCGACAAGTGTGATTTCGCCACAGGCTTGGTTCAGCGTCACTCCGGTAGTGCGGCTGGTAATCTGCGTAACCGTGCCGCCAGCGCCAGCGGCATAGCCTGCGCCCTGCGTAGCGAGCACCGTAGAACCTTTAACGGTCGATACGGAAGATGAGCCAATCGCCGTTCCATCAATAGTTCCGGCGTCAATGTCCACCTTGGGGATATTCACTTCCCCGGTGCCCTTGGGCGTAATGTCGATGTCGATGTCGGTGTCAGTTCCGTCAGCCAGCAAATCGTTGGCCGTTAGGGTCAGGCCCGCAGCCGCGTCGTCCGTGAAGAACGAAGTCGAGGTGATCGACGTAATCCCGGTGAAGGTGCCGGAGAAAGACACCCCGGAAATGGACCCGCCGGTGATAGTTACACTGCCTGCATCCTGCGTGGCAATCGTACCAAGGCCGAGGTTAGTGCGAGCCCCCGAAGCATCAGACGCACCCGTGCCGCCATCAGCTACAGGGAGGTCCGTAATCCCAGAAATACTGCCGCCCGTAATCCTTACATTTGAAATGCCGACATGGCCTGTGCCATTCGGAGCAAGCGTGAGATTTCCATTGGTGTCGAGTGTGCGAATTGTGTTGCCGTCGAACTGGATGTTCTCGACGGACATGGAAACGGTGCCGATCTTAACGGCAGTGGGCGTACCCGTACCGCTGTAGATAATTTTTTCAGTCGCTTCAGGACCGCCGTCAACATGCAATAGCTGACTGTAGGTACTCGCGATTGTTGAGCCAGTTAAGTTAGAGGCCATGGCGCACCTTTAGAAAGCAAATATGTTGACTTCGATGTTGTTAGTGCCCAGCGCCGGAGGCGAAGAAAACGATAACGTCACGCCTGAAACACTGTATGTGTTCTTTTGCTGGTACACACCCGCTACAAAAACCATGGTGCTGTTCTCGTTGGTCGGGGCTTTCGTCAGCGTAAAATCTGTTTGGGAGCCGGTCCCGTTAAATCGGTTGACCACAACGCCCATGTCGGCCCCAACCGCTGCTGCAAGCTGCGACCGAGAAATCCTTTTCGTAGTGTCCGCGTCGGTATCAAAAATGAGGAAATCATCGTCGTTCGCCGTACTGGCGCCCGAAATTGCAGTAAGTCCGGGGATACGCTTAGCGGTCATCACTAGCTCCTGAAAAACGGGGGGCCGAAGCCCCCCGGTGCATTAGGACGGCGTAACGGCATTGGTGCCGTCAGCATCGACCCAGGTCGAGTTTGCATTGGCGCCGGTCGCCACTTTCAGCTTGCTGTTGGTCGTGTCGAAAACGACAGTCCCTGCAGCTTTGCCAGAAGTGTTGATGGTGTCGGCGATGTCAGCAATTTCCGTAGCTGCTGCCGTGCGGAGCTGGACGTAGCCAGCCGTTGCATCGACATTTCCGGTCAGAGTACCGGCCATAGCCGTCGCCGATAGCGAGTCAATAGTTGCATTGATCGCCGTCAGGTTGGAGTAGGTAA